TTTCACCTCCACCCACAGCGATCAATGAAACAATAAATGGGACGAGTTATACATGGACAGGAGCAGATTTAAACCAAAAACCAAACGTCACGATTGCCAATCCAGGTCAAGCATTTCAGTACGCAGAATCCTATGTCGGACCAGGGCTGTCGAACCAGACCCGCATAGATCGTGTAACCACGTTGGAATCAGTTACAGAAACTACTTCAGTCTTCTCGCAATAATTGGATTAATATTCTCACCTAAAGTATTAGCTAACACTTCACAAACAGCAGCCCCCGTAGCAAATACAAGTGCATCGCTAACTAACATGGCGATCCAAACATTACAAGGAAATCTTATACAAAACCAATATGGAGGTGGAGTTGTTTGTCAGGGGCCAATGTTGACATTTTCTCCCTTTATAACTGACTCACATTCGTTCCAAAAACCTAGAGAATACTTGTACGACTCCCCAGTCTACAGCGACGAAGGAGACATTTTATATCATCAACAAATAAGGACAGGACAGAAAGATAATTTTTCACTTAATGTCGGAGCAAGTTTAACTTTTTCAATGCCACTTGATAGAAGATTTCAACAAAGATGTTTAAAGAATGCAAAGCTACAAGGAGAACATCAACAGCAACTAATTGATAATAAAAAACTAGATTGGCATATAGCAAGATTACGTGAATGTGGAAAATTAAAACTTCAAGGAATTGAATTTGCCCCAGATTCTCCTTACTTTAACCTTTGTGAAGACATCGTAGTGAAACCTAAAATGGGTCAGGTCTTACCACACAGACACCTTATTTCTTCGCCTCCCTCTGAGCCTTCCTCCTCTCAGAAATAGATAACACCTTATCTTTCTTTAGTAGCTTCTTTACCTTGTTCACAACCTGCTTGATGATGGGCTTGATTGTCTTCAACAACAGTGGAGCTGACAATGCTGCTGTAGTTGCTACGAGCGTTATCGACCCAGTTTTCACCACTTGCGGGACCGTAGGTATCGCATCAATTATCTGTTGTTGAACATTTAATTTTTTATATCTAGTTACACAACGGTTTCCGACCAATTCATACTTAATAATCTGTTTAGTACCTTCTTCTACTTTTGTCCCAATCTCAGGCGCACCATCAGGAGGACAAGCTTCTGGGACTGCTTCTGGTACTTCTGGTGCTGGAGGGGTTTCTGGCTCTTCGTATCGTTGAGGCTCTTCTTCTTTTATAGGTACAAGCTTATGAGGCTCGTAATTCATAGGCTCATAACTTGGTGTCTGTGCAGGACACAGAATCATGTTTCCATCTGGATCGTTATTTAATAAAGCATCATTTTCATTACCTCGCCTTGCTTTAACACAAGGCATCTCTATTACTGGGAATCCTATCGGTACATTGATTGGTACGTTTGGAGGATTAACAACAGGTGCTTGTATTAAATATGTTTTGACTTCAATCGAAGGAATTTCAATTTTAGGAATCAAAACTTAGGTAAACCAAATGCTTTCTTTTCTTCATTCTTTTGCTGTGCAGGGCTTAATGCTCCAGTAGGTAAAGCAGGTCCAGAAAGACTAGGAATCTTAATAGTGCTCATTACTTTCTCCATTGCTTTATCTTGAATCATTTTTTGATTATCTTCATTTGTAATCCATAAATAACCAAACACTCCTCCACCAGTAATCGCTGTAACAAGAACAAAAGAGATTACACTGATAATGTTTAGAATTTTTTGCACGATACAAAAAGCTATTTAAAAGGCTGTAACTGATACAACTCTAATCCGTATTTTTATTATTTGCATTTATGCCTGTCTCTATAGGCTCTAGTTTTGCAAACATTTGAACAATACATTTTCCTTTGTTCTTTAGTAAAAAACTGCATATTACAAAAAGAACAAGCTTTAACAATACAGCCTAAATCACCAACTTTTTTATATATAAAGCCCTTATAAACTAAGAACTCTTCAATCATTTATTCATATTTAGACTTTCCTAAAATTACAGCTGCATCCTGTGCAGAAAAATCTTCACTACTCCAGATAGATGTAGTACCATCTGCTTGTTTATATCCTTTGATTGTTTCAAGATGACTTACACTACGTTTCAATTTTGATAACTCTTCGTCTGTAATTGTTTCTTTGGCAGCAATAGAATTGATTAAAGCAATAACATCTGATGAACAAGAGTATACATTTGCTATTTCTTCTGTTGTTGTATAAGGCATAATTTAAGATGGGATAGTGGGCCAAGTGATATTCCAAGGGTCCGATTGATTTGTAATATCGCGAAGATTTTGTCTATAGGTTTTCCAAGCATCGCTAAGAGTTAAATCACTAGATGCTCGCCAATCTGTCTCTTTTAATTTCTCATTTCTCTCTGTTCTTATCTTTTCCCAATGTGTGTTATCTACTGCTGTTTTCTCATCAGTTGTTAAACTTACAACCTCGTACTCTTTAACAAAATCACCATCTATAAAAGGGGTAACAGCGTTAAGCTTTTGTGTCGCTTGATTGTAAGTGATATCAGCAACTTTTTTACAGCTATTTTCGTTTAAGAAGTTATCACTGGGACCAAGACGATTGAAAGACGTGTTCGGAAAGAGAACTTTGTGATTTCCAATTTGCTTGATGGTTGAACCATCGATTTGTGCGATTTTCATGAGTTAAGTGGTGTAGTCTAACTTTAATGCATTTATAACGTCTGTATCGTGGGTGGAACTTGCAGGACTAGTATCAATTGACCAATTAGAATCAGTTATGTCATACCAATCGTTAGTTTCGGATGTACTAGAATGTTTCATCTTATTATAGCCGCCCATATACTGGGTACTCATTGAAAAAGGACCTTGATTACTACCAGTAGCATTCCATGTAGCTGATCCGTAGTGACAATCATCACGACTATCATCATATTTACACACATCATATTTCCAATTTCTATTTTTAAATAAATTAGCTCTTAATGATGCAGCATAATTTGCTTTAGTTCCACTAATTTCAACTATCACATCACTACTTCCATCCCAAGTAAAAAAGCTTGATGGACTTGCAGAACTGTCATCCCCACCACCTGCTTCTATTTCAACAAGAAGACCTGTTCCAGAAGAAGTGCTTACGTCTCCACCATATCTTGTGATTCCATCTAATTGCATACTTTCAACACAATTATCAGCACCATTTTGATTGTCCTGCATATAGTCAAAAGCATCATTCAAAGGAGAGAACCGTGTTGTAGCACTATCCTGATATAAAAGAGTTCGACTCTCTCCTGATTTAACAGCGTATCCAGGCTCGTTAGAAGTAGTTGAGCTTGCTGTTGTATGAAACATATTCCACCTAATGCCTAAAGGTATATGTGTACGTTCACTCTCTGAAGTACTATCGCTAAGCTTTCCCCAAACATAGGTAGAAAATTTATTGAATTTGGCACCACTTGGAACACCTGCATCAGTTAATTCTTTAGCTGTAATCAACCCTTGAACCATCTGACTGTTCCAATACATCGAAAACCAACACATATGTGAAGTTTGGCTGAATAAACACCATGCATTAGCCTCGTTTTTCGTGGTACTACTCCATGTACCTGCCGTGAACTTTGAATCACTCTTATCTAGTGAAGTACCAGTGCCGCCATAGAATCCTCTTGAAAAACTACCACTACTGCCGCCACCTCCGTCTCCACTAGCACTAGCTAATGATGCTCGTAAATTATGGTTTCTCATTACGCAACATCTCCAACTTTTGCACCATATAAAGTACTTCCAACTTTAAATAATTCTATTACTGTATAACCACTTGTCGCTAACGTAGGTGCCGATCCTCCGATCCATGTCATCGTAGGGAAAGTTAGTGTGTAAGATGTACCATCGGCAACCATTAACATCATAGATTGCCCAGCCAATAAACTTTCTGTAGCTGTCCTGTTTGCTCCCAATGTCCACGTTTGAATCATGCCGTTATCAGGATCTAGATCAACACTCGCTCCATCTGTAATTGTGTAAACGTTTTCATCTATGGCACCTGGCAAATCAATTGTCCCATTATCGTCAATCTGAAATCCAGCTAATCCTGGGATTCTAAACTTAGTGATTCCTGTATCACCTATTGTTACCTCTCCATTGACATCGGCTGCAGTGGCTTGAGCATTGTGTCCAATAACTATACAGTTATCACCTGTTGTGAGCGTATTACCACAATCGTATCCGATTGTAACGTTTTTATCCCCTATATTTATACTGGTTCCAGATCCAAATCCAAAGCTACAATTTTTTTGACCTTCTGTATTATTAGCTAAAGCATTATATCCAAAGGCAGAATTTCTAATTCCACTAGTGTTATCAGTTAAAGTTCCGTATCCTACGGCTGTGTGGTAACTAGTGTCTGTGATTGCATCACCAGAGTAACTTCCAATAAGTACTGATTTATCTGCTGTAGTGACAGCCGAGCCAGCCGCATATCCGATCAGAGTGTTATCTGTTGCATCGGTCCCTGTAAAGGAATTACCTGCATTGTAACCAGCTAGTGTATTACGCTGTGCATCGCTATCAAGACTACTAGCAGATACTGTTTGCCATGAACATGTATTATCACCATCTTCTCTTAGGAATTTAGTACCACCTGTTTCACCTGTTGAAAGTATTGCTGTACCTTCTGGAGTCTGAGCAGCTACAACGAAATCCATATTACCGTTGGTATCGTCGTAAGTTACTGAGATACCTGTTCTC